CAGGTGCGACACGTACTGCTGGCGAATCTTTTCCTTGTCGAGAAACCCGCCATTCTCTTTGAGGCTGGGATTGACTTTGATCCACGTCGCCTCACTGGCCGGGTCGTCGTCGGGCGAGGCTCCATAGATCCGGCCGAAGAACGTCGGGTCGAGCACGACACCTTCGTTGATCTTGCGGGCCTTTTCATGCAGACGCCACGCGAGGGGCGATTCGGATTTGACGCCCGCGGTGGTGATTGCGATCGTGAGCGTCTGCCTGCGGGTGAAACCTCCGTTCGTCAGGACATCCCAGTTCTCCAGATGCTTGCGCGTGCGCCAGCGGTGGACCTCGTCCGCAATGACGCAGGACGGATTGACACCGTCGCCGAAATCGCCATCCGCAGCGATGGCGGCATAGAAGCTGTCCGGGTCATTACGCTTCACAATCCGGTTCGTGCCGCGCATGATCCGCAGCCGCTTCCGCAGCAGCGGGCTTTGCTCGACCATTTTGCAGGCGGCGCGGTATACGTTCATCGCCTGCCGGGTCGCAGCGGCGGCGCCATAGACCTGGCAGCCAGGCTCGACAGACAGAATGAGCACGAGCAGCGCGAGGCCCGCGGCCCACTCGGTCTTCCCGGCTTTCTTTGGAACCTCTTCGTAGACCATCTGGATAATCCGGTTGCCTGCTGAATCGAGAAGACCGAATGTTTGCGCAACCGCCTCTTCCTGCCAGGGCATGAGCAGGAAGGGCTTGCCGAACCACTCGTCCTGGGTGTGCTTCAGAACCAGTTCGAAAAAATTGCAGGCCGCATCTGCGTGTTGCTTGGAGAAGGGCACATTCTGTTGATTTCTTAATAAAGATGCGAAGCGAATTAACTTGCTTGGCGGGGGAACCCGATCAATGAATGTGGTGTACCCGGCTGGACCGGGGCCGAAAAGAGAACAGCAAAATGAAAAAGATCACGAACACCAAAGCCAAGACCACCAAGGCCCCGAAGGCCACTACCGCCGCGGGCACCGAGCCTGAAATTGGAACCGCTCAGGGCATCACGATCAACGACGGCACCGAGGTGATTAAGCCGACCGAAGAAGCCCGGCAGGACCAGATGAAGGTCGACCTGACGAAGCTGAAGGCTGGCGACAAGAAACGCAAAGCCTCGGTGAAGGCAGCGAAGGCCCCCAAGGCCAGCCCGGCGAAGACCGCTAAGGTAGCCAAGACCCCGAAGGCGAAGGCCACCAAGGCCCCCAAACCGGCCAAGGCAGCGAAGGAGCCGAAGGGCACCAGCAAGAAAGACCAGGTGCTTGCCCTGATCAGCCGCAAGAACGGAGCCAGCCTCGACGAGATCATGACGGCGACGGGCTGGCAGAAGCACACGGTTCGCGGGTTCATCGCGATCCTCGGCAAGAAGGGCACGAAGATCGAGTCCTTCAAAAGCGAGGCGGGTGCCCGGACCTACAAGGCCGCGTAAGCGCAGCCCGCGCAAGGCCCATCCGAAAGGGTGGGCCTTTTGCCGTTTATAAGCAGAATTGACTTGGCTTCCGGGCCGGGAAGAGTGATCAATGTTGACATGAGAACAACCAGACAACAACGCGCAGCGGCCACGCCCGGCTTCGCGATTCAGATCCTCCCCGACACCGACCTTGGGAGCGCGATGCTGATTGTCGAAGATGAGGAAGGCCACTACCGCCCGGTAACCCTCGCGATGACAATCAACGAGGCGAAGGAGCTGGCCCAGGACGACCTGCGCAGCCGGATGCGCTCGGTCGAGAATGGCACCGACGCCGACGGCCTTTGCCCCTGCGAATACAAGCTCTGGAGCCGAGGCCTCGGCGGGGTGCAGACGGTGGTCGCCACCTGGAACGCGAGCGAGCTGTAAATGAGCACCGACCAACAGCAGCCTGAAGCGAGCCTCCGCTCGCGGATTGACAGCGTCGCCAACGAGGCAGCGCACGCAGCGTGGGATGCCCACCAGAGCGAGATCCCGGCGCAGGACGGCTGGGACTTCATCACGCAGCTTTACTTCGAGAGTGAGGACTCCAGGGGCATCGGCCTGCCCGTGCGCATGCCCGCCGAGGTCGCGCACGACTTCCGCCGCTACACGGCTGCGATCCGCGACGGGAATCCTTTCGCGTAAGAGCATCACGCAGCCTTCCCCGCCAACCGATCCAGCGAGACGTCCTCGAAGGATCGGTTTTCTTCGTTCAGAGCCTGTTGCCCGCTCCACTCCTGCCAGCGCCGGATGATCACATCGCAGTACAGCGGATCGATCTCGATCAACCGAGCCACGCGGCCGTGCTTCGCGCAGGCGATCAGCGTCGAGCCAGCTCCGCCGAACGTGTCGAGCACGACATCTTCGTTCCTGCTGCTGTTCAGAATCGGGTACGAGATCAAATCGACCGGCTTCATCGTCGGATGGTCTGCCGAGCGCGCGGGCCTGTCGAAGTTCCAAACGGTGGTCTGCTTCCGGTCCGTGAACCAGCGATGCGACGCCCCCGGCTTCCAGCCGTAGAGGATCGGCTCGTGCTGCCAGTGGTAATCCTGCCGCCCCATCACCAGCGTTTGCTTCACCCACACGCAGCATTGCGCCAGCTTCCAGCCGCCCTCGACCAGAGCGCGGCGGAAGTTCATCCCCTCGGTGTCGGCGTGGAACACGTAAATCCCCGCGCCGTCCTTCGTGACGCTGGCGAGGTTCTGATAGGCCGCGAGCAGGAAGCTGAAGAAAGCGGCGTCGGCCATCCGGTCACCTTTGATCTTGAGAGCATCCTTCGTCTTCCCTTCATAATCGACGTTGTACGGCGGGTCGATAATCACGAGGTCCGCGCGGGACCCGGCAAGCACCCGTTTCAAATCCGCAGGCACGGTCGCGTCGCCGCACAGCAGGCGGTGCGGGCCAAGCACCCACAGTTCGCCAGGTTGCGTCACGGGGGCTTCACGCAGGCTCGGTGCGTCGTCGTCGGGTGTCAGTCCCTCCTGCCCCGGTGACGACGCCCCGGCGAGGAAGTCGGCGATTTCCTGCTCGTCGAACCCTGTCAACTCCAGGTTGCCGTACCCGAGGTTCTGAAGGTCGAGCAGTTCGGGGCCGAGCAGTTCGAAATCCCAGGACGTTTCATCGTGGGACCGATTGTCCATCAGCCGGTACGCCTTCACCTGCGCTGGCGTCAGGTTGTCTGCGACGTGAACCGGGACCTCGGTGAGATTGAGTTTGCGCGCCGCAAGCAATCGCGTGTGCCCGGCGATTATGACGCGATGTGCATCGACTACAATCGGCTGCCGCCAGCCGAACTCCTGAATCGACGCGGCGACCTTGTCCACTGCCGCGGGCGTAATTGTCCTGGCGTTCCGCGCGTAGGGAATCACCCGCTCGATGGGCCACTGTTCGATCAGCATCGGGCCAACACCTTGTCCCTGACTGTCTCAGCGATTGCCTTCATCATCAGCGGAGGAACCGAGTTCCCGAGCCGCTCCCACTGCTGCGCGTACGTCCCGGTCAGGATGAAGTCGTCCGGGAACGCGCAGATGCGCCGCAGCTCCGCAATCGTGAACTTCCGCCGCTCGGTCGCATCGACGACGTGAAAGTGATTACTGGCCCCGCCACCCGCGCGGCTCTCGCTGCCAACGGTGACAGTCGGAGCCGGCCGATCGGTGATATCGCCCGCGCTGTACTTCGGGTTGCCGCCAGTGTTGTGGACCGCGCGGCCGGACAGTTCGAACCGCTGCTGCGCAGCACCAGACGAGTTCACGGTGTTGAGAGGCCCGTCGAGACTGATGCGTTTCCTCTTGAACTGCCCGCCAACGCGGCCCGTCAGTTCCGTGACCGGGAAGTCTGCGTCGCCGGGCAGCATCGTTTCCGATTGCACGTGGTGCTGCTGGTAGGACGCTCCGTTGGTCATGGTGAGCGAGGGCGCTGGCTTCTGAAGGCTCAGGGTGTCTTCGCGCGTGTAACCGTGCGCGACCGATTTAACTGCGGTCAGGTGCGGCAGCGCATCGCGCACCGAGTAGCGGTACCGCAGCGGTTCCGGGTGGGCCGGCTCCAGGCGAAGGTCCTCCCTTACCCCGACGAAGATGATCCGCCGGCGCATCTGAGGAACGCCCAGCCACTGAGCGTCCAGCAGCCGGGCAGTCACGCGATAACCGGAAGCCTTCAGCGCGAGCAGCACTTCGATGAACCAGCCCTTAGCGGTGCCCTTGACGAGGCCGCTCACGTTCTCAGCGACGAACGTTCTCGGCTGGAGCCCGCGCAGCAACCGGATGTATTCGTCGAACAGCGTCTCATTGCACTGCGACGCCCCGTGCTCGTAGGTTTTTTCATGGCCCCAGCCCTTTTCGCGCTTGCCTGCCGTCGAAAACGCCTGGCAGGGTGGCGACCCGTCGAACAGGTCGAGTTCGCCGCGCGCGAGGCCGGTCGCCTGGAGGATCTCTTCCGGCTGGACCAGGCGGATGTCCCGGCAGTCGAGAATGGCGTCGCTACTCATATTCGCGCGGTATGATTCCTGCGCCGCGGGAACGAACTCGTTCGCCCAGACGACCTTGAACCCGGCCATGCGGTAGCCGAGGCAGGACCCTCCACACCCTGAAAACGTGGAGGCCACCGTGAACCCGTTCCATGGTGTCGCCACTACATCGACCATCGACGGTACGCGGTAAACGGGTTTGTCAGGTGCCGCCTTGAGAGGCCGCTCGGGCTGGCCATCGGTCTGAACCGAGAGGTCCGCGGGGCGACTTTTGATCGAAGGGCAGGCTTTGTTCAGGACGTTGCCCTGGTTCCGGTGCTGGCCGTTCGTCTGGTGCATCACTCGAGTTGCCATGGTCAGGCCGCAGCTTCCTCTGCTGGCGGTGCTTCGGGCTTCGGCCCTGCTGCGCCGCTCCAGGTGTAACCACACTTCGGGCACTCGTGGGCGGTCGGAATCGATTCGTCGTACTGCTTGAACTCGTCCGGGGGCTTCCCGTCATCCGGGCCGGCCGAACCGAGGAACTCCGCAATCTCCGCAGCGTCGAACCCGGCGAGCGCAACGTCCACATTCAACGTCTGCAACTCGGCGATCTCCGGGCCGAGCAACTCCATGTCCCATCCGCTCTCCTGGTGGCTGCGATTGTCCATCAGGCGGAAGGCTTTGATCTGGCCCGGAGTCAGGTCGGTGGCGACGTGCACCGGGACCTTCTCCAGCCCGAGTTGCTTTGCCGCCAGCAGGCGCACGTGGCCCGCGACGACGACCCGCTCGGAGTCCACGACGATGGGTTGGCGCCAGCCGAATTCTTTTATGCTGGCGGCAACCTTGTCGATTGCCTCCTGCGGAATCTTGCGGGCGTTGCGTGCGTAGGGGATTAAACGGTCAATCGCCCACTGAATGATTTTCATGTAAGCCGTCTGGAATGAATCGTTTAACTTGCTAACCGGGGAACCAAGAGCGACAGTGGTGATGCGATGGAAAACAAAGAACAAACCAACAACGAACCGAAGCCGAAAACCGCCCGCGAGATTACCCGCGAAATGATCGCGAAGGCTGCGGCGAAGAACGGCGGAAAGCTTGTGCGAAAGGGCGAGGGAGACGTTGACCCCCGCAGGTTTCGCCGCCTCTAAAGGCCAGAACAAGGACACCGACATGAGCATCCACTCCCACAGCATCGCGGCCTACCCGATCAAGACGGGCGGATTCCGCGGCGTGATTCTCAACCGGACCACCAGGGAACGGAAAGCCAGCGAGGTTCTTTCCACTTTGGAAGCCGCAAAGTTTTGGGCCAAGACGGCTGCTTTCGAGGCTCTCGCGGGAACGCCCTTCTCCCTCGCAGCCATTCGCATCAAGGGCGAGTATCAGGCCAACGTTTGGATCGCAGAATAAAGGACCACAACAATGCAAACCGTCACAAACACAGAAGTCAAAGCCGCTTTTGGAATCCTGCAAGCGGTTGCCGAGGCGATCCGCGAACTTGGCGAAGTGCCGTCGGGCCACCTTTACGCCAACCTGATGAACAAACTCAGCCTCGCTCAGTTCGAACAGGTCCTCGGCGTCCTGAAGGGAGCCGGGCTGGTCCGGGAGTCGAACGCCCATCTGCTCACCTGGATCGGACCCGCCCTCCCGGAAGGCCCGAGCTACGCGTGTGCCGTTGATCGCGGAGGATGCGGCAGGACATTCCGGAACGAAGATGGATTCCGCGATCACGACTGCACCAACATGAGTTCTCCCGCCATGAGCATGCTCGAAATAGTCCCGAGCACAACGCAGAGCATCCTGAAGTAAACGTTCCTCAATTCACCACCAGGGGCGGCGGCTTCTTCGCCGCCCTTGGCCGTCCGAGCAACTCCATCAAATCCGCTTCGCCGTCGTCCAGCTTGTCCACCGCCAGCCGCGTCCTGCTCACTGGCGACAATCCGAATTCCGAACAGAACGCCTTCATCAGGGCCAGCGCCTGGTTCCCCTGCCGCACTGCGGGGTGTGGCTTCACGTCCACCACGACCAGCTTGTTGGTGGCCGGATTCAGAATCTTCTTCGCGATGAACCGACCCTGCGTCTTGATCGTTTCGTAGCAGGCAATCGCGGCGTCGTACGCGATGCAGACGCCCTCCAGCATCGGTCCATCGGGGCGGCGGTCCAGATCCATCAACACCAACTCCTGCGACCAGAATGCCCATGCTTCCCGCGCTCGTCCCACCAGGTATTCCGGACAGGGCGGCAGGCCGCGCGACGCCTTCGGCTCGGCGGCGAGTTGCTGCTCAAGTTTGTGAACGCCCTTCTTCCGAGGATCGCCAGCGGCGATCTGAACCTTCGTCGGCTTCGGTTTCTGTCCTGGT